CACAAATTTGTGGATTTTGGTTGTCGCGAGTATTTTTGGTATAAAGGGTACACAAATTTTCCGTAACGGGAAAAAATAGTGAGTGCAGAAACATTACTTGTTTATAATCTCTGTGGTTTACAAAGAGATAATACAAAACAATGGATAGCAAACATTGAAGATTTATTACAAGATGATGATGAATTTGATTTTTGTATATCAGCCTGTAATTTAAAAGAAGAAACAAAAAAATATTTTAAAGAATACTTCAAACATAGAAAAGTAAAATTACATTTTGTAAATGATATATTACCAGTTAATGTAACATTTAATTTTGCTTGTATGTTACATCCTAATTATAAATATTATGTCTACTGTGCATCAGACATACGAAGAAACGCGCAAGAAAAAATAATCACTAAGTTAAAACAATTTCATATAGAAAATAACAACGCCATAACAGCAGCATACGTTTTAAATGATGCATTACCGTTTACACAATCCCATTACAAAGATGAATTAAAGATTGGTAAGAATGTTACTTTTAAACCTGGTGAAGCATTTAACTGTCACTTTGTAATGTTTGATAGTTTAATAAAGAAAAAAACTGGTAAAATAATGCCTGATATTTTTGCATCTTGGTGCACTGAAAGTGTATTTTTTTACATATGTTCTGCTTTAGAAAAAAATATGGGAATGTTAAATTCAATTAGTGTATCGCTATTTCACCCACAAGCTGATCAAGATTTAGACGGTAACTCTTCAGGGTTTTCTGTAGGTAAAGGCCCCGAGCATTTATTTAAATCTAAATTAACAGTTCATGAAAGATTGATGTCAGAGGAGGCATTTAAAGTTGGTTTTGGGTATGAAGAAGTCAATGATTTATTTAAACATAATCCAAGAATGTACATTGGTAGCAGAAATGGAAACCCTAGTAAATTACTAGGATTTATTAAGAAGGCCATTTATTTGACAGATGAAGAATTTAATTATAAAGAAATAAAACATGAGCGGACTTATTAATTTTTGGATACCATCCAAAGGTGAAGAGTCAATAGTTAAAACTATTGAAAGCATTCAAAAACAAACTTATTCGAATTGTAAAACTACTATAGGCACTGATAGTGAAGAGGGCCATGAGTCGATATCTAATATATTAAAACAAATAAAACCAAAAAATACTATTCATTATAAATTTCCTGAAAAAGTAACTAAGGGTCGTCCTGAGCTACTTACATCTAGTGCAATATATTCATTAAACTATGATTACTGGCAGCCTATTGGTTGTGGAGATTGGTTTGAAGAAGATCATGCAGAAGAGGTTATTAGGACTTATAACAATGGGGCTGATTGGGTTTTTACTTTAAGACAAATTTGGAATAAGGATGGTAGTTTTATTTGTAAAGATATATTCGAAAGTATTGGATTTCATCCTGTGTGGAACTCACGGGATTACTATTTTGTGGATGGGCAGTCTTTTTGCATTCCTAAGGCTATGGCTTACAGGTTAGGACACACCTTTTGTATGTCTAGAGAATTAAATCAAAGAACAGATAAGTTTGTTTTTGATTATTTCGCAAAGTTCTATCCTAAATTTAAATGTACAAAAAAATATACTTTAAATTTTAAATTAGATCGTGGTTCTAAGGAAGAACTTGACTTTGCAATACAATGGTATAAAGCAGGAGAAGAACATATGAAAAAGAAATTTCCAAAAGGTGACTATCCATGGCTCAACTAATAGATCCATATTCAGCAGATGTTCTAAAAACGCACTTGAACAAAAAAATAGAACAAATCAAAGAGCATATTTGCTACAGTGTAGACAGTGTCGATAAATTGCAGTATGCTAAAGGCAAACTCAGTTCTTATGAAGAACTGCTACAGGACGTGAAAGGCGACCTGCAAACGGAGGATAAAGATGGTACAGATAATCAAACCTAAACCTACCCCTATCATTAATGATAAAGGTAAAACAGGTCATGATTCAATTCCAACAAGTCCCGAAGGTATTAAGGAATATTTGAAAGTAATTCCTGAGCCAGTTGGCTACAGACTTTTAATTAGACCTTATCAACCTGCCGCTAAAACAAAAGGCGGACTTCATTTAGCAGATACAACTAGAGAAACTATACAAATGACAACAGTTGTTGGTGTAGTTATCAAAATGGGAGATATGTGTTTCAAAGACAAAGATAAATTTCCTAATGGTCCATGGTGCAAACTTGGACAATTTGTTGTGTATGGTAGATATTCAGGTGCAAGATTCCAAACAAAATTTGGTGAGCATAGAATACTAAATGATGATGAGATTATTGGAACTATAAAAAACCCTGAAGATATCCTCCAATTATTTTAGGAGGATAAAATGGCAGAAGCAGAAAAGCTCAAAGTAGAGCAAGAGAATCCAATCTCTGACAAAGAGGTGGATTTAGATACAACAGGTTTCAAAGACGAATCTGTTGAAGTTAAGGAAGAAACACCTAAAGAAGAACCAAAATTAAATGTTGGTGAAGTCGATTTAGGTTATACAGATCATCAATCAAAAGAATCTGAAAAAGCAAAAGTAGTTGTTGAAGAGGAAAAGGTTGATGAACCAAAAAAGCAACCACAAGCTAAAGAAACTAAAGAAGAAGATAAAGAACAAAAGAGGCAAGATAATTTAAAAAAGAAAAGAGAAAATTATCAAAGCCGTATCGATTCTTTAGTTGGTAAATACAGAGAATCTCAAAGAAGAGAGAGAGCTGCATTAGATTATGCAAAAGGTCTTCAAAGAAAATTCGAAGCATCAGAAAAAAAATTCAATCAATCTGATGAAGCATATCTAAAAGAATTAGATGCAAGAGTAGACGCGCAAAGAGAGCAAGTTAAAAATGCATTGAAAGTAGCGATAGAGAATCAAGACTCCGAAAAGATAATGGAGGCTAATGATAAGCTCACTCAACTTGCTGTGCAAAAAGAGAAAGCAAGACTTGAGTTAGAGAACCGTGCTCAACAAAAGAAGATACAAGAGGAAGAAAGTAAACAAAAACAAAACGTAGAAGCGAATCAATCTACAGCCGATAATACTCCTCAACCATCAGAAATCAGTGATAAAGCTAAGGCTTGGGCTGAAAAAAATGAATGGTTTGGTAAGGATGAAATCATGACAGCTGCTGCAGAAAAGATCCATAAGAACGTTATTATGGAAGGTATTGCAGTTGATTCAGATGAGTATTATAATGAAATTGACTCAAGACTAAAAGGGTATTTTCCAAATGCCTTTAATCAAGAGCAAGACGATAAGCCAAAACAAGAGCAAAGGAAACCCGTCCAAACCGTTGCCTCGGCTGGTCGTAAACAAGAAGGACGCAGAACTGTGAAACTCACGGCCTCACAGGTGGCTATAGCTAAAAAATTAAACGTGCCACTAGATGAATACGCTAAATACGTGAAGGAGGATAAATAATATGAGCGATACAATAAAAAGAACTTCACGCGGAGCTGAGGAGAGAAAAGCGAAAGACGCTGCTAAACCTTGGACTCCACCATCGAGCCTCGATGCACCTAAACCACCAAAGGGCTTTGTCCAAAGGTGGATAAGAGTCGAAAGCATGGGTTTTCAAGATACGTCAAACGTATCTAAGAAAATGAGAGAAGGTTGGGAATTTGTGAGAGCTGAAACTTTGAAAGAAGAAATAGGTAATCACGCATATCCAATCATTGCTAACGGCGATTATGCAGGTTTAATCGGTGGCCAGGGCCTAGTGTTGGCTAGGATACCGGAAGAGATTGCAAACTCGCGCGCTGAATACTTTAAACGTATAACAGCAAACCAAATGTCCGCAGTTGATAACGATCTTATGAAGGAGCAACGACCGGGGATGCCTATCAATATCGATAGACAATCTCGTGTAACATTTGGTGGTGGACGAAAACAATAATTTTTTTGTTAAAGTCAACCATCTATATTTGTAAAATAATGAGGAGAAAATAAACATGGCAAATACAGCTGAAAAATTCGGATTGAAACCAGTTCGAAAATTGGATGGTAGTCCATTTATTAATGCTCAAAACAGATATAGAATTGCGAATAACTACAACACTGCGGTTTTCCAAGGTGATATGGTTGTTCCGTTAGCAACTGGCACAGTAGCTAGACATACTGCTAACACTTCTGACGCTGTTATTGGTGTATTTAATGGATGCTTCTACACAGATCCAACAACTCAGAAGCCAACTTTTTCAAACTTCTACCCAGGTAGCGTAGCTGCAGATGACATTACGGCATTTGTAATTGACGACCCGAGTGTAGTTTATAAAATTGATTCTGATGGTGCCTTTGCAGTAGCTGACATTTTCAAAAATTTCAGTGTTACTACAGGTGGCGGAAACACTAAAACAGGTATTTCTGAAGTACAATTAGATTACTCTGTTTCGGGTACAAACGCATCGTTCATGCTTCAAGCTATTGATATCTCACAAGATGTTGATAACGACACAGCAGGTTCGGCTAACGTGGATGTACTTGTAAGAATAAACAACCATTTCTTCAAAAATGGTGGAACAGGCTTATAATAAAGGAGGATAAATTATGGCTATATCAAGATCACAGCTAGTTAAAGAACTAGAGCCAGGTTTGAATGCTTTATTCGGCTTGGAATATAATAGATACGATAACGAGCACGCAGAGATCTTTACATC